CCGGACGCGGATACGCGCAGGCCGACGAGCGCTGGCTCTGGCCCGAGTTCGCCCGATGCGTTCGCCTACTTCGACCGCGAGCGGTCGTCGTGGAGAACGTGCCAGGCCTCGCTGCTCGCGGACTCGGCGACGTGCTCGCCGACCTGGCCGAAGCGCTTTACGACGCGCTCGTCTTTCGCCTACGCGCTGCCGACCTCGGAGCGCCGCATGGGCGCGAGCGCCTGTTCGTGGTTGCTGCCGACGCCGAGCGCGGCCGAGTCGGATCCGACCGAGCCGCTGCTGGAGGAGATCCGGGCGCACCTCGACCCGGCGGACCCGCACCACCGCCTCTGGCTACCGGGCCGGGAGTGGATGAGCCAGCGCACCTTGAAGCGGACGGCGGCGGCGCTGCTGCCGACGCCGGTCGCGTGGCTGGGTCGTCGCCCGAAGAACGCGATGGCCGACCCGAAGCGGGCGGCCAGCCAGGGACAGCGGTCGATCGAACTACCGGACGCGCTGGCGCTGTTGCCGACGCCGACGGCCAACGAGGAGAACCCCGGAGCGGGCGGCGAACTCAGAGCGGCACTCGCCCACGGCCCGGAGCGACGGAACTTGACCGGGGTCGATTCGTGGGGTCGCCCGAACCAGGGACGGCCATCGCAGCTGCTGCCGACGCCGACCTTCCAGCAGGGACGGAACTCGACCTCGGCGCGGCCGGACGACTCGCAGCATCACGCCGGGACGACGCTGCAGGACCTAGCTTTCAGTGGGGCGTTTACGGGCCTGCCGTCCTCGCCTGGGAGCGACTGCTCGGATGCGCCGCTCCCCGGCCAACTGACGATCGAGGGCGCCTGATGCCCGAGTTCGTGGAGTGGATGCTCGGCTTCCCGCTCGGCTGGACCGAGGGCGAGCGCCGGACGCACCGGCTGCGGATGCTGGGCAACGCTGTGCAGGTGCAGGTCGCCGAGGTCGTCGGCCTGGTCGCGATCGAGGAGGCGGCGTGAGGAGCGCGCGCAACGGCGCCTGCGCCCTGCTCGCCTCGCTCGGGCTGGCGACGCCGCTGGTGGTCGCCGGGACGGGCGGCGGCGCCGACGAGCCGACGACGAGCGAGCCGACGACGACCGCGCCCGAGACCGACTGGCAGGCGCGCGCGCAGGCGAACGCGCGCGAGGCGCACTACTGGAAGCGGCATGCGCATCGCTACCGGGGCTGGGTGCTGCGGCTGCGCGCCTCGCTCAAGGCGATGCCCTCGCCGGTCACGGCCGGGCTGCGCTGCGTGCACCTGGGCGAGGGCGCCTGGAGCGCGAACACGGGCAACGGCTACTTCGGCGGCCTGCAGATGGATCGCCAGTTTCAGGCGACCTACGGCGCGCCGCTGCTGCGCCGCTACGGCTCGGCCGATCGCTGGCCGGTCGAGGCGCAGCTGGCGGTCGGGACGGTCGCCGTCTACTCGGGCCGGGGCTACGGACCCTGGCCGAACACGCGGAGGCCTTGCGGCCTGTGAGGAGGGATGCGATGGAAGCACCGCTGCAACTGAGTCTGGAGGTCGGCGGCGGCGAGCCGACGGCGGCGGGCCTGCGGCTGCGCGGGAAGGCGAACGTGCTGCGCGAGTTGCTGATGGGCGAGGAGGTCTACCTGCGCCTGACCGACGCCGACGGGATCGTGCTCGCCGAGGCCGAGGGCGAGGTCACCATCGTCAGCTTCGAGCACCACCCGGCGCCGACGCACGGCCGGGCCTGGACCGAGCGCGTCCAGGTGGTGAGCCTGCGGTGAACGAACTCAACCGCGTCCTGCTCGAAGGACAGCGGGCGGTCGAGCGGATCGCCGTGCGGCTGGTGCTCGCGCGGCTGGTGCTCGGCGTCTACCTGGAGGAGATCAGGCGGTGATCTTCTGGTTCCGCCACCGCCTCTCGAATCGGGTCGTGCGGATCGAGACCCGGCACGGCCTCGCGCACTGCCTGGCCTCGCCCTACTGGGCCGAGGTCAGGCGCGAGTGGGCGGAGGACGAGTGAGCGTCGCGTTCGTCGTCTACGGCAAGGCCGAGCCGGGCGGCTCGAAGCGCTGGCTGCCCGCCGGCGGGCGCTCGGGCGGGCGGCCGATCATCGTGGATGCCAATCGGCGGACGAAGGACTGGCAGCGCGCGGTCGCCTACGCGGCGGGCGCCGTGATGAACGGCCAGGCGCTGCTCGACCGGCCGGTGCGGCTGACGCTGCGCTTCTACGTCACGCGGCCCGCCGGGCACTTCACTACTACCGGGGCGCTGTCGGCGCACGGGCGGCGGCATCCCTTCCCGGACGTGCGGCCCGACCTAACCAAGCTGACGCGGGCGGTCGAGGACGCGCTGACCGGGATTGTGCTGCGCGACGACGCGCGCGTCGTGCAGCAGGACGTGGCGAAGCTGTGGGGAGAACCGGCGCGGCTAGAAGTGGAGGTCGAACCGGCGCTCCCTTTCGAGGACGGGAGGACGAGCCTCCCGTGAAGCGACTGGAGCGGATCGAGGCAGCGGTCGGCGACGAGCTCGCGGTCGATCGTGACGAGCAGCTGCGGCTGGTACTGCGGCTGATCGAGGGCCGCGACCAGTGCCGCTGCGGCGAAGTCCTCGACCCCTTCGAGCGCGTCTGCCTGGACTGCGGGCGCGCAACCTTCTCCCCCTACGCACGACCGGCCGAACGGGCTGCAGGTGTGCCCCTGACGCCGGAAACCCTGGAAAGAGCGGACTTCGGATGAGGCGAGCCGACGTTCGGATGAGGCGGGCCGACGTCGTGCTAGTGGCGCTGCGGTCGTGGGGCGGGCCGGATGGCACGGTCTGCGCGCCAGTAGCCGAGATCGCCGCACTCACCGACCTGAGCGAAGCGATGGTGCTGAAGGCGCTGAGCGATCTCTGCGCCGATCGGCGGCTCGTCTTCAGCGGGCGGCGCGACCGACGCGGCACTGCGATTTTCCACCTTTCGCAGGGCTGCGAGGCCGAGGCGGCCGTGGCGGCAGTCGGAGGGGACGTTCTAAAGAACGGTCCCCATCCGACTGACTCCGAGCAGGCGGGCACACCGGCAGCGGCTGACGCCGCACCGGGTGCCGCCGACTCGGTCACGGATAAGCCCTGCGATCCCGAGCCGAGCGACGAGGAGGTGGCCGAGATGCGGCGGATTGGGCTGGAGCACGCCTACGCCTGGCTCGACCGCTGGGTGGCCGAGATCGGCAAGCCCGACCTGGGCGCCGGGCCGTGCGGCGAGTGCGGCGCCCAGGCGCGGGTGCGCTGGTCGCTCGGGCTGTTCGTGCTCTGCCGCGACTGCCGACGCCGACGGGCGCGAGTCGCGGCCAAGGTCGCGAGTGAGGCGGTGGGCCAGTCCGCCGTAACGGGCGCTGCCGACGCTCAACATGCCGGTGATCCCGTGCCGCCTCACCGCGAACTGGTGCTGGTCGATCCACCCGACGACGACGGGCCGTGGCAGCGGCCGGACTTCTAGAGCAGGAGGGATCCGATGAATGAGCAGAAGCAGGACTTGGCGGTGCGCGAGCAGGCGGACCTGGAGTACGACCGCTTCGCCCGCCTCGGGACGTGGCTGGCGGCGACCGAGGGCAGCGACGACCCGCGCGGCAAGGACGGGATGGTGGCGGCGCTGCGCTTCGCGCTGGCGGCCGAACTCGGCTGGCCGCTGCGGGCGGCGTCCGAGATCGCCGTGATCCACGGTCGTCTGCACATCTCCTCGAAGATGCTGCGCGCCCTCGCCGAGCGCGAGGGCTACCGGGTCGTGCGGGCCGAGGAGACGCCGAGCAGCTGCACGGCGGCGGTGCTCGACTCGGCGGGCGAGGAGGTTGGGCGGGCGACCTTCACGATCGAGGACGCGCAGCGGGCGGGCCTGATCCGCGAGCGCAGCGGCTGGAAGACCTACCCGGCGCGGATGCTGTGGGCGCGGGCGGCGGGCTGGGCGATCAACGACGCGATCCCGCACGTCGCGCTCGGCCTGCCGATGACCGAGGAGGCCGACTGGATCGAGGCGACCGCCGAGGAGGTCAGCGAGGCGATCGAGCGCGGCGCCCCGGCCGAGACCGAGCAGCCCGAACGGGAGGAGGCGCCCGCATGATCGCCGCCGGCGAGCGCGTGCTGACGCCCGAGGGCTGGCCCGGTCGGGTGCGCTTCGTCCGTCGCCAGGAGCCGCCTCACGGTGGCCCGCGTATCCCTGGCGGTGGGATCGGAGCGAAGCGCGCCCGGCTCGGCGAGCTCGAGGCCGCCTACGCCGGGTTGAAGACCTACGCGCTGGTCGATCTCGACCGAGGCGGCTTCGCCAACTACGAGGTGGGCGTCTTGGAGGCGCAGCGATGAGCGGCAAGACCGTCGGACCGGGCGGCGACCGCCGCAGCGTGACTGTCACGTTCGGCTACCCGGAGGGGCTGCGGACACTGGTCGCGAAGACGCTGCGCTACGCGCTGGTGCTGGCCGAGGCGCGCTGGGGACGCTGGCAGACGATCGAGTCGATCTCGACCCCGGACACGATCTACGCCGACGTGACCGGTGCGACCCTGCGGCGGCATGAGACCAACCAGGGGAGGAACAGCGGTCTCCACACTGTGCGCTCGAAGCTGGAGGCGATCGGCTACCACCCCGGCCCGGAGGAGATCGGGACGCTGCGCTTCTTCCGCGAGGCGTTGCCGACGATGCACCGACGCACCCGGCGCGGGCGCGGCTTCCGGCGGCCGCTCAAGCCGACGCCGACCGCCTACGACGACGAGTTCGGCGGCGGGCAGTGAGCGGCTACTACGAGGAGCGGTTCCACTGCGCGCGCTGCGGCGTCGCTGTGCGCGTGAGCTCCAGCTACCGGATCGACCCCGACCTGTTCGTCTGCGCCGAGTGCCTGACGCCGCTCGACCCGACCGAGCGGCAGCTGGCGCTGAGCGTCGAGCGCGAGGAGCGGCGCGACGACTACGACCCGACGATTGCGGCGATTCCGTTCTGATGGAGACGAAGGCGAAGGCTCTGCGGCGGCGCTACTCGAATGCTGGGCGCGAGGGCTACGACCTGGTGCGCGAGTGCGCCTGCCGTACCCCGCGCCCGGTGCTGGCGGGCGGGCACTGGTGGATGGCGGTCGTCTGCACGCGCTGCCGCCGACGCTCGCGGCTGGAGGCATGCTGATCGTGGGCGCGTGCGTCGGGTTAGCGTCCTCACACGCCGCAACGCGCTCGGCGCCGCGCCCATCAACGACCGACGCCTCCCGTCGGGGAGGCGTCGAGGGCGTGCGCGCGAGGCGTGGTCTAGCCGAGCGGGCAGATGTGCAGATCGGGCGAGGCGTCGCCGAGTTCGCAACCGGGGCAGATCCCTCGGCGCTTGAACTCAGCCAGGTGCCGACCGATCCCGCGTTCGAGTTCAGCGGTGCGCCCGGTCTTGTCGAAGGCGAGGATGCTCTGCAGCCGCACCAGATCGACCAGCAGCTGCGTGGTCGTCTCCGACTCCATCTACGCCTTGGCCTTCGGCTTCGGCTTCGCGGCGCGCGGCTTCTTCGGCGCCTCGGCCTTGGCGGTCGCGGTCTTGCGCTTCGGGTTGAGCTTGAACTTGCCCGTGCCCGCCTTGACCACCAGGCCGTCCTTCTTCTTCGCCTCGGTGTAGAGCAGCGCGGCGAGGGTCGCCTTGGGCGTCTTGCCCTTCAACCCCGTCGCGATCTTCGCGGCCTGCTCGGCGATCTCCGTCGCGGGCGTCGCGTTGCGCTTCCCGCTCAGAACCTGCTCGATGGCTTCGCGTCCGGTCATGCTGTCCTCCTAGTTCGGCGGGCGCCGATCGCCCGCGACGCACACACACATAGCGTGACCCGCCCGAGGTGTGGCGACCCATCTGGAGCATGTCGGTTCGGCGCTACGATCCGGTCGAGGAGGTGGCTCGATGGCACGCGGTAGACCGAGACCACGCCGGGCCTCGACGGCGAAGGGCGTCAAGCGCCTGCCGTCTTCCGCGTTCGCCTACCCGAAGACGCGGCAGTACCCGATCAACACCGTGAAGCGGGCGCGCAACGCCCTCTCGCGCGCGGGCCAGTCGAACACCTCGGGCACCTACGCGCACGTCGCCCGAGCGGTGCGGCGGCGCTACGGCAACCGGGTGGCGACGGTCGGCAAGGCGAAGGGGACGACGACCCGACCCGGCCTGCGCAGGCGGCGGCGGTGAACGGCGTTCGGGTCAACCTGCCGGCGGTCGCGCAGGTCGTCGTCGCGGTGGTGGCGGTCGTCGCGCTGGTGCACTTCTGGTGAGCTCGACTGCCGCAGCGATCCTCGGTGCCCTGCTCACCTTCCTCGCCTCGGGGATCGTCTTCCTCGCCTACTCGCTGGCACGAACGCGGGAACGGCTGGCCCGAGTCGAGCAGCGGCTGGAGGACCACCGGCGATGATCGCCGCGCGCGACTGGGTGGCGATCCTGCTGGCGGTCGGGATCGCGACGGCGATCAACGTCGTCACCGCTGGCGTGCTCTACGACGCGATCTTCTCGCAGGGTCCGGGCCTGTCCGACAACGCGACCCAGCTGCTGACGACTGCCTTCGGCGGGATCATCGGCGTGCTCGGTTCCTACGTGGGGTTCCGCGCGGGCCAGGCTGCGAACGGCTACGTGGCAGGGGAGGGCGCCGGGGTGCCGCTCGGCCAGGCGCCGCACGCTGGCGAGCCCGAGCCGAGCATCGAGGGCGAGGCGTCGTGATGTTGTCACGCGAGGCGACGGCGGTTTTTGAGTGAGCGCGTTCGCGAACGACGCCCGTCAGCCGAACCCCCCCCGTCGCGCGCGTTCGACCGCGCAGCGCGGCTATGGCGGCCGACACCAGCGGATCCGGCGCGGCCTCGCCCGATGGGTCGCGTCCGGGCAGGCAACGTGCGCGCGCTGCGGTCGGGTGATCCGACCCGACGAGGCGTGGGATCTCGGGCACGTCGATCACGACCGCTCGCGCTACGCCGGACCCGAGCACGCCTACTGCAACCGCGCGACCGCCAACCGACCGGGCCGGGTGTCGCGCGCGTGGTGAAGCGATGACGCCGACCCTGCCCGTGAGCGCGATCGCTCCCGGCCTCGCCGACCTGCAGGTGCCGATCGAGTCGCTGCGGCTCTACTCGCGCAACCCGAGGCGCGGCAACCTGGAGGCGATCAAGGCCTCGCTGCTCGCCCACGGCCAGTACCGCCCGCTCGTCGCGCGCAAGGGCAGCGGCGAGGTGCTGGCCGGGAACCACACGCTGGCCGCCGCGCGCGAGCTCGGCTGGGACTCGATCGCCGCAACCTTCATCGAGGTGGACGACGAGCAGGCGGCGCGGATCGTGCTGGTGGACAACCGCTCGGCCGACCTCGGCAGCTACGACGACGGCGAACTGGTCGCGTTGCTCGACTCGCTGCCCGGTCTCGACGGCACCGGCTGGGACAGCGACGAGTTTGACCGGCTGCTGATGCGCGTCGATCCCGAGCGCGGCACCGAGCGCGACACCGAACCGGCCGAGCCGCCCGAGCAGCCGACGACGCGAGCGGGCGACCTCTACCGGCTTGGCGGGCAGCGCCTGCTCTGCGGCGACTCGACTAGCGCTGCCGCCGTCCAGCGGCTGATGGCCGGCGAGCAGGCGGCGCTGATGGCGACCGACCCGCCCTACGAGGTCGGCTACAACGCGCAGAACCACCCGCCCTCGAAGGCGAACCGAGGCGCAGCCAATCGCAACAAGGCCTGGGCCTATCGCGAATCGGCCGATGGCTCAGACCTCTACCTGCGCTTCCTAGAGGTCGCGCTCGCCGAAGCGTTGGGCCGCTCGGTCGCGATCTATCAGTGGCACGCGGGCAACCGAGCCGACAACGTGATCCGCGCCTGGGACGCCTGCCGGGTCGTGACCCACCAGCAGCTGGTGTGGGTCAAGGCGCGGAAGGTGTTGACCTACGCCGACTTCATGCAGCAGCACGAACCGTGTCTCTACGGCTGGCGCCAGGGCCACCGGCCGAAGCGGCGTCCGCCGGTCGAGACGCCGACCGTCTGGCAGATCGACCAGCAGGGTGAGTACGACGGCGTTCACCCGACGCAGAAGCCGCTGGCGCTGTTCGCGCGGCCCTACTGCTGGCACCTGCGCGAGGGGCAAATCGGCTACGAGCCGTTCGCCGGGTCGGGGACCGCGCTGATCGCGGCCGAGAACCTGGGGCGCCGCTGCTTCGCGCTGGAGATCGACCCGGCCTACTGCGACGTGATCGTGGATCGCTGGCAGCGGCACACGGGCGGAAAGGCCGAGGTCGAGCATGCCGCGCTATAGCCGCCCGAGCGAGCGCGTCCAGCAGCTGATCGCGATGCTGCGCGCGGGCAACTACCTGGATGTCGCCTGCCGGGCGGCGGGGGTCGCGGTCGAAGACCTTGCCGACTGGGTCGAACGCTCGGACGAGCTTGCGCGCCAGGTCGCGCAGGCCGTCGCCGAGGGCGAGGCGCGCGCGGTCACGCAGATCGCGCAGGCCGCGCGCGAGAACTGGCAGGCGGCGGCCTGGCTGCTGGAGCGGCAGTTCCCGGAGCGTTGGGCACGACCGCTGGCGCGGACGACCGACGAGGCGGTGCCCGCGCTCGGGAGCGACGGCGTCGATGAGCTTGCCTCGAAGCGCGCGACCCGAAGGGCGCACCTGAGTCCGTGAGCGTCGCCGAGGTCGGGGTGCAGACGCCGCGCATCATGCGCGTGCCGAAGTACCAGTCGAGCGCGGGCGCCGAGGCGGTCGAGCTTGCGGCGATGGCCGGTCTGGCGCTCGACCCCTGGGAGGCGCTGGTCTTGAAGCACGCCCTCGGCGAGCGGGCCGACGGGCGCTGGGCGGCGACCGAGGTGGGTCTCTGCGTGCCGCGCCAGAACGGAAAGAACGCGGTGCTGGAAGCGCGCGAGCTCGTCGGCCTGTTCCTGCTCGGCGAACCGCTAATCATCCACTCGGCGCAGCACTTCAAGACGGCCAAGGAGCACTTCCTGCGCCTGCTCGGGCTGATCGAGGGGACGTCCGACTTCGCCCGCCGGGTCAAGAAGGTGATCCGCACGCACGGCGAGGAGGGGATCGAACTGACGAACGGCCAGCGGATCCTGTTCTTCGCTCGGACGAAGTCCTCGGGCCGAGGCTTCACCGCGCCGCTGGTCGTCTACGACGAGGCGATGTTCCTGGCTGAGGCCTCGCTCGGCGCGCTGATGCCGACGATGGCGACGATGCCGAATCGGCAGCGCTGGTTCACCGGCTCGGCGGTCGATCAGCTGATCCACCTGGAGGGCGTCGTGTTCGCCCGCGTGCGCGAGCGCGCGCTGGCGAGGAGCGATCCGCGTCTCGCCTACTTCGAGTGGTCGCTGGAGCACGACACGCCCGATCTGCTCGACGCCGAGACCGCGCGTGACCCCGGCGCCTGGGCGGTCGCTAACCCCGGCCTCGGGATCAGGGTGATGAGCGAGGCGGTCGAGGACGAGTTCAACACGCTTGATCGGCGCACGTTCGCGGTCGAGCGCCTGGGCGTCGGCGACTGGCCGCCGACCGACACGACCACGCCCGCGCTGGTCGCGCCCGAGGCCTGGTGGGCGTTGGCCGACGAGGCCTCGCAGCTGCTCGACCCGGTCTGCTTCGCCTTCGACGTCGCGCCCGACCGCTCCTCGGCGGCGATCGCCGCCGCCGGCAGGCGACACGACGGGCTGCTGCACCTGGAGATCGTCGCGCATGACCGGGGCGCGACCTGGGCGCCGCAGCGGCTCGCGCAGCTGAACGATCGCTGGCACCCGCTTGCCGTCCTCTGCGACGCGGTCGGCCCGGTCGCCTCGCTGATTCACGCCTGCGAGGAGGCGGGCGTGACGGTTCAGCCGGTCAAGGCATCCGAGCACGCGAAGGCCTGCGGGATGCTGCTGGACACGATCGAGGACGAAGGCCTGCGCCACCTGGGCAGCGCCGAGCTCGCGGTCGCGCTGGCGGCGGCGACCAAGCGCCCGCTGGGAGATGCCTTCGCCTGGTCGCGCAAGAACTCGAACGCCGACATTACGCCGCTAGTCGCGGCCACGCTGGCGCTGTGGGGGTCGATCACGCTCGGCTGGGATCCCGACGAGGAACTGCGGATCTACTGAGCCGTTGCGACCTGACGCCGACCTTCGTTAGCCTTCCGGCAAACCTGCCCGAGACGCGAACGAGGAGGACGATCTAAATGACCGAGGTACAAGGCACCGGCCGGGTGCAGCTACCGGCCTCGAAAGACCTGCGCGCGCTCAGCCGCCGCTTCAAGCAGGGCTTCCGCTGGAAGCCAACCCGAGGCGGGCACTGGCGCCTGGTCGATCGGCACGGCCGTTACGTCGAACACGACGGGACGAACATCACCGTCGGGGACAATCCCAGCCCCGGCGCGCTGCGCGCTCTCACCGAGCAGCTAACCGAGGCGCGCGTCTTGAGGGGGACGCGACAGCGCGACGTCAGCGGCGCCGGTCTCAAGCGCCGAGCCGACGCTTACCGCAAGATGGCCGCCGCTCGCGACGAGCGCCGCCAGGTGGTCGCCACCGACCGGCTCAAGCGGTACGCCGCTGTGCTCAAACCGATGGGCGGGATCGAAACGCCAGGGATCGCGACTGAACTCGGCGCCGCCGGGATGGTCGTCGCGCGCGAAGACCTCGGGCGCGAGCTGGGCCTTGACCTGCTGGCGCAGAACGCGCGCCGCGTGGTCAACGGCGCCTGGGTCGAGGATCGCTACGGCGAGATTTGGGACGCGGTGCTTGCCCGGCTGGAGCGAGCGCCGGACGCGGTCGGCGAGTGGTTCACACTGATCCGCGAAGGGCGCGGCCTCCCGGCTGACCACGTCGAGGTGCGACTGCCGAAGGGCGCGCAGGACGACTGGCCCTTTGACGTCAAGCTGCTACCGCTCGACGCGCTGTTCGCCGACGAGACCTACCAGCGCCCGGTCAACTGGCCGTTCGTGCGCAAGGAGGCGGCGCGCTTCGATGCCTCGCTGGTCGGGACGATCGACGTCGCCCAGCGCGGGCCAGCCCAGTTCGCGATCCTCGACGGGCAGCAGCGCCAGCAGATCGTGCGGCTCGCGGGGAAGACGACGCTGTTCGCCTCGATCTACGTCGGCCTCGACCTGCCCAGTGAGGCGCGCTTCTTCCTGCACAAGAACCGCGACCGGCGCAACGTCCACCCCTACTACACCTACCAGGCGAAGCTGACTGCGCGCGACCCGGACGCGCTCGGGATCGAGCAGGCCGTCAGCAAGTTCGGCTACAAGATCGCGATCGGTGCTCCTCGCGGCGGCGAAATGCCGGACAACATCGCCGCGATCGCCGCCGTCGAGATCGCCTACGGTCTCAAGCTGCCCGACGGCAGTGACGCGCTCACGCCCACTCTGGCGACGATGCGCGAGGCGACCTACGGGCGCGCGCTCGGCAACAGCGCCGCCCTGATCCGAGGCCTCGCGACCATCTACGCCGAGAACGGGCTGCACGGCAACGTCGATCCCGAGCGGATGGCGAAGGCGATCCTGGGCGTCGGCCCGGAACTCCTGGTCGGGCGCGCGCGCGACGTCGTCCGCTCCTCGGGCGGGCAGGTCTACCGGCGGATGGTCGATGTGCTGCTGGCCGAGTACCGGAAGGCCTCGAAGTGATCCGGGTCGAGGTCGTCAACGATGGCACCGGCGACGTCGAGCGCGGCAACTACGACGTGAGCGTCACAGTGCCGCGTCGCGGGGAGGCGGTCGTTTACTCGGCGAGGGTCAAGGACTTCGACCGAGGGCGTGGCTGGGCCGAACTCGTGCGCGAGGCGGTCGCGGCTCTGGAGGAGGTCGGCGTTTGAACATCTGGCGCTGGCAGCTGCGCGAGCGCGCCGATCTCGCGATGAGGCCTATAAGATCGCCGAGTGTCCGCGCGTCCGGGCAGGACTGCGGCGAGCACGACGATGAGGGAGGGCGGCTGCGGTCGCCCTCTCATCGTTTGCACCTGGGCAAACGGGCCGTAGAATCTGAACATGCGGCTTCGTCGTCGCCGCGAGCCACTCCCCGCAGCGGATAACGCAGTCCCGCCGACCTTCACGAGCTTCGGCGACTTCCTCGGGCACGCGCTGCGGAACCGCGCCGACGGCTGGTTCGAGTCGCTGGTCGGTTACCGGGGCGAGCAGGTGGGGACGGTCGATCGCTGTCTGCAGCTGAACTCGCAGCAGATCGCCTCGATGCCGCTGCGCTATCGACACTCAGAGGCGACCTCGGCCGACCGGCCGGCCTGGGTCTCAGACCCCGATCCGGCTTGGTACCCGAACGGGATCCACGACGCGATCTTCGCGGCGATCTGGTCGATCTACGCCCAGGGCGAGGCCTTCCTGTACGTGACCAGCCGCTACGCCGACGGCTACCCGCTGACCTGGACGCTGCTCGACCCGGTGACGATGAAGGTCGAGGACGAGGGCGGAATGCGCTGGTACCAATCGAACGGCCACCCGCTCGACCCCGGCGACGTGATCCAGGTGATGCGCGATCCGACCGGCGCGCTGCGCGGGCGCTCGTCGCTGGATGCCTACTGGTCGAACGTGAGCTCAGCGGCTGCCGCCGACAGCTACGCGGCCGATGTCTACTACTCGACCGGCGTCAACCGGATGGCGCTCAAGTCCTCGCGGCGGCTCGACGCCGAGCAGGCGGCGGCGATCCAGGCGCAATGGGTGGCGGCGGTCTCGAAGCGGCTTGGCGCGCCCGCGATCATCCCGCCCGACCTGGAACTGCTGCAGGCGTTGACGATCTCGCCGAAGGACATGATGCTGCTGGAGTCGCGCGACTGGGACGCGCGCCAGATCGCCGCCGCCTTCGGCGTCCCGGCGATCCTGCTCAACATCCCGGTGAGCGGCAGCCTCGTCTACCAGAACCCGGCGATGCTGGCCGACCTCTGGTGGCGGGCGGAGTTGATGCCGACGGCGGTCAAGCTGCAGGAGGCGCTGAGCCGCTGGCTGCCGCGCGGGCACTGGGTCGAGTTCGACCCCTCGGCCTCGATCCGCCCCGACCTGAGCACGCTGGTGACGATCTACTCGAAGGCGCTCGCCGACGGCGCCGTCACCGCCGACGAGTACCGCGCAGCGGTCTTCGACCTGCCGCCGCTGCGCGAAGGCGACCAGGCGGCCGACTACTACGAGGAGGCCGGGACGCACGGCTCGATCGGCTCGTCGCCGACGGCGCTCGACGCGGCTCTGCCCGAGGAGGTGTTGACGCCATGAGCGACGACGAGCAGACCCAGGTACTGCGCCGAACCTTCACGGCGCCGCTGGAGTCGCGGGAGGGGCGGATCCTGGAGGGCTGCTGCGTGCCCTACGGCGAGGCGCAGAAGGTGCGCGACTCGCCGACCGGCCCGTCCTACTACGAGGTGTTCGAGCCGGGCGCGTTCGCCAAGCAGCTGCGGGCAGCCGACAAGGTCGAGCTTCGCTACGAGCACGGCACCGGCCTGGCCGACTCGGTCGGGATCTGCCGGACGCTCTACGAGGAGGCCCACGGGCTGTTCGGCACCTTCGCGATCCACGCCGGCGCCTTCGGCGACCAGGCGCTTGAGCTCGTCCGCTCGGGCATCCTGCCCGGCTTCTCGGTCGAGTTTCAGGATCGCTTCCGCCACTGGCGTCGCAATGCCCAGGGCGCGGTCGTCCGCCAGAAGTGCCTGCTGCTGTCGGTCGGCCTGGTGCGCGTCCCCGCCTTCCCGACGGCGCTCGTGACCGCGATGCGTTCGCGCGAGGAGATGCTGGGCGATCTTGACCTGCCGGGGCTGGACGACGCGCAGCTGGAGCGCTTGCGCGGAGTCGGGATCGAGGTCTAAGCTTCCAGCAGAACGGCACCCCGCAGCGGCACGCGGACACCGGCACCCCGTAGCGCGCAGAACGGCACCCCGGACACCGCCACATAGCCCGCACGGCGGCACCCCGTCGAACTCGATCGACGTGAGGAGTGATCCCCGTGGGCAACCCCGTCCTGCAGCGCCTGGTAGACGAACGCGGCCAGACGCAGGAGAACATCGACCGGATCCTCGACCGGGCAAACGAGGAGGAGCGCGACCCGTCCGAGTCTGAGCGCGAGCTGATCAACGGGCACCGCGAGCGCCTGCAGCAGCTGGAGCCGATGATCGGCGAACTGCTGGAGGTCGAGGAGACTCGCGGCCAGGCCCGCGACGCGCGCGCCGCCCTGTCTCGCACCCGTCGGGGCGAGACGACCGAGGGCGACGGCAACGGCGACGGCGACGGCGACGGCAACGGCGGCGAGGAGCCGCCCGACGGCGAGTACCAGACGTTTGCCCGCTACGCGCGCGACGTCATCCTGACCCGCTTCAACCACATCGGCGCGAGCGTCCCGGCGCACCAGCGACATCAGGCGCAGGAGCGCCTGCAGCGCGCCGTTCAGCAGGTGCTGACGGCGGACGTCGGCCCGCTGATCCAGCCGCAGTACATCAACCAGATCATGCAGGTGATCGACAACTCGCGGCCTCTGGTCGATGCCTCGAACCGCGTCACCCTCTCCTCGGGCAAGCTGGAGTGGCCGCACATCGTGGAGCGGCCGACGGTCGGCGAGCAGGCGACCGAGAAGACCGAGGCGGGCGACGGCACGCTGACGGTGGACGTCCTGAACACGGTCGCGAAGACCTACCTGGTCGCGGCCAACTTCTCCTGGCAGACGGTGCAGTGGTCGAACCCGGACGCGATGCGGCTCTGGTTCGACCTGGCCGCCGCCGACTACGCGAAGAAGACCGACGCCGCTGCGGGCGCGGTGCTGGCCGCCGCCGACACGACGCCGGTCGCCGTCGCCACGCCAGACCTCGAAGGCTGGATGGCCGCGATCGCGGCAGCCTCGGGCGAGGTCTACGCGAACACCGGGCGCTTCCCGAACGCGATCGCCGCCAACCCGGCGGATGCCTTCGGGCTGCTGGGGTTCGTCTCGGCGGTCGCTCCCGTGTTCCTGACGACCGGCGTGGGCAACCTCTCGACCGGCACCTTCCCGCCGCTCGGCGGGCTGCGCTTCATCGCCAGCAACGGCCTGCCGGCCGGGACGGCGATCGTCGGCGACTTCTCGGCCCTGCTCTGCGCCGAGACGGCCGGATCCCCGGTCGAGCTTCGCGCGGTCGAGCCGTCCATCGGCGGAATCGAGGTCGGCATCATCGGCGCCTTCGCCTGCGCGATCACCGATCCCGGCGCCTTCGCCGAGATCACTGCCCCGGCGGCTGGGCCGTGACCAGATACCGCGAGCGACGCGAGGCGGGCGAGTTCGAGCCTCCAGCGGTAGTCGCAGAGGAGGGCGGTCCCCCCGGCGCGCCCTCCTCCTACGACTCGATGACGAAGGCCGAACTGCTGGCCGAGGCGCAGAGCCGAGGGATCAGCCCTGCGAACAACGACATGACCAAGGACGAGCTTCGAGCGGCGCTGGAGGGCGCCGAGTAGGTGAGCGCCTACGCGACCGTTGAAGAACTCGCGGCGGCGCTGCGCGTGCGCGTCACCGACGAGAACACGGCAGGCCTGCAGGCCTGCCTCGACGCGGCGGCCGAGGAGATCGACCACGACGTGGATCGACTGGAACCGATCCCGCTGGGCGACCCGCTCGCCAACCGGGTCAACCTGGTGCGGGCGGTCGAGTGGTACAAGGCGAACGATGCCGCGTTCGGCGTGATCGGCTTCGACCAGACCGGAGCGCTGCAGGCGCCGCGCGACGGCTTCAACCGGCACGCCTACACGCTGACGCCGCTCAAGCAACAGTGGGGACTGGCGTGAGCGGGAACGGGTCCCTCCCGCTCACATCGGTGAGGGCGGCTGCCGCTTCCGCCCTCACCCCCGGTCCCGACGACGAGCCGATCGCCGTGCTGCCCGACCTGGTCGATGCGGTCGAGCCGCCCGCGCTGATGCTGGAGTGGAACGATCCCTGGCTGGAGCTAGAGACGGTCGCGGGCGGGTTCGGGATCTTCTACGCCCGCCTGAACGTGATCTGCTTCGCCGGTCGGATCGAGCCTGGGCCGGGCGTCGCGACGCTTGAGCAGCTGGTCGCCTACGCGCTCGGACGCTTCCAGACCGACGCCTATTCGTGGCCGCTGGACGACGCGCAGGCGCCCCGGCGCTTCGACATCAACGGCATCCCGCTACTGGGTGCGCGGCTCCTGTTCCGGGTGCCGGTCGCGCTCGAAGAAGGAGGAACCCCGTGAGTATCCCCATGCCGCTGATCCTGGACGACGCATCGCTCAAGATCGGCACCGACGACACGCCGACGAGCCTCGCCGAGCTTGCCTGCGTGACCAACCATCTCGAACTGTCGCCCGACGTCGCGATCACGACGCTTGACACGATGTGCGGCTCGGTCGATTACCCCGGCGTCGTCAAGTGGTCGCTGGTCGCGACGCTCTACCAGTCGCTCGATCCCGGCGCGACCGAGGACATCCTCAGCCAGGCGGTCGCCGCCGACACGGCCGTGCCCTTCGAGATCCTGCCCTACAAGTCGAAGCCGGTCGGGCCGGACAACCCCAGCTGGTCGGGGATGGTGATCCCGCAGCCCTACTCGCCGATCAACGGCGACGCGGGCGACGCCTCGACCATCGACCTGGAGTGGTCGGTCGTCGGCCAGCCGACGAAGTCCGAGACCGACACCGCCGCGCTGAGCGCGCCCGCGACCCCGGCCGGCGATCTGCAGGCGATGACCCGCGCGCAGCTGGATGAGCAGGCGACGGCGCTCGGGCTGAACCCGGCCGACTTCCCGACCAAGGACGATGAGATCGCCGCGATCCAGGCGGCGCAGCCGACGCAGGTGACGTGAGCGACGCGAAGATCACGGTCGTCGGCTTCGATGAACTGGCGTCCGGCTCTAAGCGCCTGTTCGAGAAGGTCGGCGACAGCGTGGCCAAGGACTTCGAGCGCGTCGCCGCCAAGGAGGCGAGCACGGCACGCGGTCGCGTGCCGCGCGAGACCGGGCGCCTGGCCGGGTCGGTCACCAGCTTCCGCGAAGGAGACCATGCGGTCGTCGGCATGGGCGAGGGCGTCCCCTACGCGGGATGGATCGAGTTCGGTGGTACGCGCGGCCGTCCCTACTACCCGCAGGGCCGCTACCTGTTCCCGGTCGTGACGCGAGCCGAGCCTGAACTGGTCGCGGCCGGGACGAAGGCGGCCGAGCGAGAGATCGGAGGCTTCACATGGAAGAACCCGCAGCCGTGAGTCGGTTGCCGCTGCCGAAGACCGTCAGCGTGCCGGACAACCCCGCCGAGATGAGCCTGACCCCGCGCGAGATGCGCGAGCTCAAGGCGACGTCGGGCCTGCGGCTCGACTACCTGTTCGGCGACGAGTCCGACCTGGACGAGAAGACGCAGATGATGGTCTGGTTGCAGCTGCGCCGCCAGGGCCACGACGCCAGCTGGGAGGACGCGGCCGACGTGCAGCCGGTGCCCGCGACGGAGGAGCCGGACCCTACGAACGGCGATCCGTCGAAGCCCTCGCCGCCTTCTGCCGCTACTGGCGAATGACCCCGCGCGAGGTCGATGAACTGAGCCCGGAGGAATACCGGGCCTTCGCGGCCTACCAGAACCGCGAGGCGCGCGAGGCGCAGCGAGCGGCGCGGGCCTCGAAGAAGGGCAGGCGCTGACGTGGCGAACCCTGCGATCTACGTCGAGTACATCGCCAACACGAAGAAGCTGATCGACGGCGTCAAGGATCTGCAGAAGACCGGCGAGTCGGCCTCGAAGGGCTGGGACTGGAAGCGGGTGGCGAAGTGGTCGGGCGCCGCCGTCGCGGTCGGCGCGGCGGCGGGCTACGTCAAGTCGGCGGTCGGCGCGACCGAGGATCTGGCGAAGTCAACGCTGGCGCTCAGCCGCACGACCGGGATGGACGCGAAGACCTCGTCGGAGTGGGCCGAGGTGTTGAAGTCGCGCAACATCGAGACCAAGGCCTTCCAGATGTCGATGGTCAAGCTGTCGAAGCTGATGGAGACCTCGCGGCAGAAGCAGGCCGCCGCCGCGCAGGCCGCCCGCGACTACAACGAAGCCGCCGCGCAGCTGACCCCGATCATCGAGAAGGGCGGCAAGGCCGGCGCCGAGGCGACGAAGGAACTGAACAAGTGGGGCAACATGGCCGACTCGGCAGCGCGCGCCGCCGACAAGGCTAACGCGCCCTTCACGCAGCTGGGCGTCTCGCTGGCCGACGTGCGCAAGGGCGACACGCAGAAGGTGCTGCTGGAGGCGGCGGACGGCTTCGCGAAGATCCGCAACCCGGCGCAGCGGGCCGCGCTCGCCCAGCAGCTGTTCGCCCGCCAGGGGCAGGCGCTCGCGCCGCTGCTCTACAAGGGGTCGAAGGCGATTCAGGAGCAGCTGGACACCGCCGACAAGTACGGCGCGACCCTCGACGGCAAGACGACCAAGTCGGTCGGCGAACTGATCGCGCAGCAGCGCGAGATGGGGATCGCGATGGACGGGGTCAAGATCAAGCTCGGCTCAGCGCTGATGCCGGTGATCCTCTCGCTCGCGACGGCGCTGATCGGGGTCGTGCGCGTCATGCAACCGCTGACCACGAACGCGACCGCGATGAAGGTCGCGATCGGCCTGCTGGTCGTCGCCTTCGTCGCCTACAAGGTCGCGGTGATCGCCTCGACCATCGCCTCGCTCGGGCTGAACGCCTCGATGCTGCCGACCATCGCCATCGCCGCCGCGATCGTCGTCGGGATCGCCGCCCTGATCGCGATCGGCGTGCTGCTCTACAAGCACTGGGACGACCTCTCGAAGCTGGCGGGCAAGGTCTGGAGCGGAATCAAGAAGGGTGCTCAGGCGGCGCTCGACTGGTTGAAGCGCAACTGGCCGCTGATCCTCGGCGTGCTCGCCGGTCCCTTCGGGCTGGCGATCGTCGCGATCTACAAGAACTGGGACAAGATCACGGGCGCGATCAGCGACGGCTTCGCTGCGGTCAAGAAGGCGATCGGCGCCGGGCAGGCGGCGGTCGTCGGCTGGGGCACGAACATCGCCAACTGGATCAAGAGCGGGATCGTCGGCGCCCTGGCGGGGATCGGCTCGGCCGCCTGGGGCGTGGTCAACAACGTCGGCGCCGTCATCAGCCAGTACATCGGCAAGATCAGGGGCTGGGGCGAGATCATCGGCAACGGCATCAAGGCCGGGTTCAGCGCCTCGATCAGCGGCCTGGCGGCGATCTTCAAGGGCGCCCTGAACGCCGTCCTCAAGCTCTGGAACGCCCTCAAGATCCCCGGCTTCAAGATCAAGGGTCCGGGTCCGCTGCCCGACATCAAGTTCCCGGCGATCAAGTTCCCGGACATCCCGCTGCTCGCCCAGGGCGGGGTCGTGACCGGCCCGACGCTGGCGATGCTGGGCGAGGCAGGCCCGGAGGCGGTCGTGCCGCTCGGGCAGGGCGGCGCGCCGGTCGAGGTCAGGGTCTTCATCGGCGAGACCGAACTGCGCGGCCTGGTCAGGGCCGAGGTGCGGACGGCCAACAACCGCACCGCGCAGGTGCTGCTGGCGGGGTCGCGCTAGATGGCGGTCGCGCTCGCCGCCGACCTCGACCCCGTCCGGCTGGCGACCCAGCTAACGGTCAGCGGCCTGCCGGCGAGCACGGCAACGCTGACGATCAGCCGCGTCGGCCCGAGCGGCGTCCCCGCCGGGGTGCGCGGCTCGGTCGGCGCCGTGGCGCATCCGACGACCTACACGGCGCGCGACTTCGAGGTGCCGCTGGATGTGAGCGTCACCTACACGGTGACCGTCTACAACGCTGCGGGCGCGGTCGTCGGCAGCGCGACCGCGATCTTCCGCATCGCCTACGGCGACTGCCGCGCCTGGCTGGTCGATCTCGCGCGCTCGACCAACAGCCTGCAGACGACGGTCGAGTCGATGAGCGAACTCGACTACTCCGTCCCGGCGGGCATCCACCGCGTGCTCAACCGGCGCGCGCCGGTCGTCAGCGCCCTCCCCGCTTGGACGCCCTCCAGCGAACTGATCCTGCTGACGGACACGCAGGACGAGCGCGACCGCATGCGCGCGCTGCTCGGGACGGGCTATCCCTTCCTGCTGCGGACCGAACCCGCGCAGGGGATCGGCAACATGTACCTGACCGTCTCCGAGTTCGTGGAGGAGCGGTTCCTCAGCCTCGGCGTCGCCGCCGAACGGCGCTTCCGCGTCCAGGTCGTGCAGGTCAACCGGCCCGACCCTTCGATCTACGTCCCGGTCGCGCCGAACACCTACGCCAACGTCAAGGCGACCTTCGCAACCTATGCCGCCCTCAAGGCGGGCGTCGCCAGCTACGACGAACTCGCCTACACCTACCCGGAAGGGATCAGCCCGATCCCGATCTGGCCGCCGGACGACGTCTGATGCTTGCCGTCTCCGACCGCTTCCTGCGCGCGCTGCGCGACACGCACACGATCAGCGTCGCGGCCTGGATCTACCGCCCGGCCGCGCCGACCGTCCCGATCACGGTGCAGATCGTCGGCGGGCAGATGACCTGCGACATCGACGCGACGATCTTGCGCCAGGCGACCCTCGAAGTCGCCTTCGGGCTGACCGACCCGCTGACCGTCGAGATCGTGCGCGAGCTCCCGTTCGGCGGCTACTGCGTGCTGGAGCGCGGGATCCGCTACGCCAGCGGTGAGGTCGAGCGCGTGCAGCTGGGGCGCTTCAGGATCGACTCGGTCGTGTGGGCCGAGCTTCAGGGCCAGGCCTCGCTGACGCTCAACGACCGGATGGCGCAGATCGCCGACGAGGCGTTCGTGACGCCCTGGGTCGCTACCGGCCAGCGACCCTCGGACGCGATCGTGGCGATGGTGCAGGACGTCTTCGGCTCCTCGATCGCCTATCACGTCTCGACCAACCCGGCGAGCGAGACGGCGCTGGGCGACACGATCTACGACGAGGACCGAGCCAGCGCGATCTCGGAACTCGCCTCGGGCATCGGCGCCGAGGCGCTGTTCGACAACCTGGGCGACTTCGTCCTGCGCCCGCGCCCCACGCTCGACGCCGGCGGGACACCGGTCTGGACGATCGACGCGGGCGAGGGCGGCGTGCTGCTCGGCGCCGAGGAGTCGCTGGATCGCTCCAGCGTCCGCAACGGGGTCGCGATGCGCGCGCAGGCCGACCCGGCGCTGCCGCCGATCTACTCACTGGCGACCGACAGCGACCCGACCTCGCCGACCCGCTGGGGAGGGCCGTTCGGGAAGGTCGCCCTGGTCGCGCGGTCGTCCGCCATCCAGACGCAAGCGCAGGCCGACTCGGCCGCCGCCTCGCTGCTCAACCTGCGCCTCGGCCTGTCGCGCAACCTGACCCTGCGCGGCGTCCCGAACCCGGCGTTGGAGCCGGACGACCTGGTCGAGATCGTGCACGCCGACGGTCGGACCGAGCCGCAGATCGTCAACGCGCTGACGATCAGCCTCGACGCTGAGGGCGAGCTCGAGCTCACGACGCGCGCCAACTGGAGGCCGCAGGCGATCTCGCCCGCTACGCGGATCCAGGTCTGGAGCGACGAGGCGGCGCTACGCGAGATGGACGACGCGAGGCTGGTCGAGGCGTGAGCAGCGTCCCCTTCACCCGTGCGCTCGACTACGTCCTGCGCGACCAGATCGGGGGTAGCAGTCAGGGCGCCGCGCTGCGCGCGGGCGTCGTGACCGCGATCCCGGACGCCAAGCATGTGACCGTGGCGATCGGCGGCCAGACGCTGACGATCCCTCGTCTCTCGATCTACGCGCCGACCGTCGGCGAGGGCGTGCAGATCCTGGCCGACGAAGATGTCGGCCTGCTGCTGGCGATCGGCGCCGTCGGCGGCGTCTCGCCGAGCGGCGGGGTTGGACCGGGGAGCGCCGTCGGGCAGATCCTGACCTGGAACGGCTCGGCCTGGGTCGCCGGGAGTTCGGCGCCGCAGCTGGGCGGGCTGACGCCCGACCGCTACGTCCAGAACGCGCAGACCGGCACGCGCCGACTCTGGTTCACGCAGCAGACGCTGGTGACCGACGGCGCCGGGGTCGGCGTGATCGGGAACGGCCTCGGTGTCGTCCCCGCCGTCTGGTTCGTCTTCTCGAACCAGACGCCCGGCCAGGTGCTCGGCGCGACCGCGACCGCGACCACGATCACCGCTATCACGACCGTCATCAGCGGCTCGATTCTCGTGTCCTGTCTACTGATCGCCTAGAAGGAGGGCGCCAATGGCTTCCGCGACTCCCGTCTATCAGCTGCCCTTTCCGGTCCCCGCCGATCCGGCCGACGTTCCGGCCGACATGCAGGCGCTCGCGAACCGGATCGAGGCCGTCATCGCGCCGGGCAGCGCATCGGGGCAGATCCCGATTTGGGACAACGCCGCGCACAAGTGGACGCCAGGCACGCCGCCCGCCCAGGGCGCCGAACTGGTCTACGTCGAGGGGACGGCAGCGATCGTGATTAACACCGTCACGCAGGCGGCGATCACGATCGTGACGGCCGGAGCGCTCACGCTCGATGGCTCGACGCCGATTTGGGTCGAGTTCTTCGCGCCGCAGGCGACTCTCTCGGGTGCCGCCAGCCAGGGCATTCAGTTCTGGTTGTGGGACGGCTCGACCAGCCTTGGCGTGGTCGCGCAGGTCGTCGGCGCGAGTGCGGTCGGTGGTCCGGTGATCGGGCGGCGGAAGCTCACACCGTCGGCCGGAAGCCACACCTACAGCATCCGCGCGAACTCACTGGCGGCCGGGTCGAACAGCGTCGGCGCGGGCACCGGACCTGGCGGCTACGTGCCGCTCTACATCCGGGCGACTCGTGTCTAGCGACGCCGGGACGGCTCGTGCGGATGGGGCAGTGCCCAGGAGCGGGCCGAGCGCCACATCGACAGCGGGATCAGGTCGGGTATCTCGCGGCGGCGGTGGCCGCAGTTCTCGCACACGTAGGGAGCGCCACCCTTGACGAACGGCGCGAGTCGGTAGCGATGGCGACGGCGCAAGCCACAGCGGAGTTGGGCAAGCAGACGCACGGAAGGAGCGAAGCATGGCAGATCCGGCCCTAGCGTGGGTGATCGGGCCTGGCCCGCGCCCGCACAACAACAGCCGACTGACGCGGACGCTCTACGCGCCCGACAACCCGAACCAGAAGACGCAGAGCGACGGCAAGGACGTGCAGGCGATCAAGCGGATGGTCTCGCGGGCGGGCTTCTGGAAGTGGCAGGAGTTCGACCGCAGCTACAGCAACGCCTTCGCCCACGGCGCGACCGGCCCGACAGGCTCCGGGCCGGGGGTCGATGGCCTGCGCAAGGCGCTCGGGATCTTCGACGGCTCGGGCACCTTCAACGAACGCTGCTACCACGCGCTGCTCTACGCGAAGGTCCCGGCCGGGTCACCCCACGCCGGGGAGTGGGTCTGTGACGCCACCAGCGCCCAGCTGCTGGCCGAGTACGAGCAGGCCTGGAAGAAGGATCACCCGGACCCTAAACCCGAGCCTGCGGGGAAGCCGCGCGATGTCGCCATGCGCCACCTGGCCGCGCGCGTCGGCTACACCGAGCAGCCCGCAGGCTCGAACTGTGACGACCGCTCGGACGGGATCCGCACCGCGCAGACCAAGACGGCGGGCGGCGGGACGTGGCTGCTCTACCAGCCCTGGTGCGGCTGCTGGTGCTTCTACGCGCTGGCGGCGGCCGGGGTCAAAGGACTCGGCTCCTGGATGGCCTCGGTCGCCTCGATCGAGTCCTACGCCAAGTCCGCCTCCTACTGCTTCAAGGGCTGGACGACCGATCGCTCGCGCGCTCGCCCCGGCGACCTCGTTTGCATCGGTGGCTACGGCCAGCACGTCGAGACCGTGCGCGGCAAGCTGCAGAGCGACGGAGGCCTGCCGACCTACGGCGGGAACACCTCGTCGGGGTCGTCCGGCTCGCAGTCGAACGGCGGCGGCGCCTACGCGCGCGTTCGCTACGCCAGCGAGGTGCGCGGGGTCGCCCTCGTCCGCTACCCAGGAGAGTGAGAGAGATGGACATCTCCGACCCGACCGACGAGCAGATCGAGGAGGGCGACTACGGCGACGAGGCGGCGGACGTCGCCGGCGACCAGGCGCCCGCCGACTGGAGCGAGCAGCCGAACTCGGACGCCGGGCTGACGCCTGGCGCGCGCGAGAAGCTAGGGCTGACCTGAGCGCGTTGTCCCCAGCTGTGGACGGTCGTCTGTGGAGAGTGGGGATAACGATCCACAGGACTTGCGGGCGGCGCGGAGGCTTGAAACGATCCAGCCTTGGCAACTGCGGCATCTCGACAGGCAGGAGGTGCGAGGTGCGCCGGGGGGAAGCTGATCGAACGAAGGACGACTTGCTCGGATGCCTGGAGCAGTACGACCACGTTGAGGTCGAAGGGATCCTGGGGCGAATGAGCGCCGCGATCGGGCGGGTGCACGCCGAGGACTTCGACGTCCGGCGCCACCTGCTCGACGTCGCCTGCACGGTTCTTCGGCGTCGCGGGCGGCGGGCGCTGGAGCGGGCCTACGGCGAACGGCTGGAGCAGGCGGGCGCTCTGCTCTGGCTGTTCGATGAAGACGAGTATGTGCTGGCGGTCAGCGAGCGCGCGGCGGCCAGCCTCGGCTACGCGCCCGTCGATCTGGTCGGGCACTCAAATGAGATGTTCAAGGCACCGGGGCAGGACTGGAGCGCGCTGCGGCACGACCTCGATACGAACGGCGGCAGCAGCGGCGTGACGCTCGCGCTGACGAAGGACGGGCGGGTGGCGACGGTCGAGCACCGGGCGCGCACGCTGGCCGTGGCGGGCGCGGCGATGTTCCTGGTGCAGACGCGCGTCCTGACCGTGTCGGCGCTCGCCGATCTCGCGCTGATGGCGGCGGTCGCGTGAGCCTCCCACTGGCGCTCGCGGTCGGGACGCTGGCGCTCGCGCTTGCCGCCGCGACGCTCTGGCTGGTGCTGCACGCCTTCGACCGGATCGAGCGCGAGCTCCAGAGCGACGAGGAGATCGCCGAGGCGAACGCGCGCCCGCGCGGTAACGTCGCGACCTTGGAGCGGAAGCGATGACGACCGAGATGGAGCGGGTCGCGCGCGAGTCGTGGGCCGTGTGGGGCTGGGCCTTCCTGCTCTACACGGGCTGCGCCAGCTGCGGGCAGCAGCGGGTCTGCCGGGGTCGCCGGCGCTCGCGGATGCTCTGCCTCGACTGCTGGGACGGAGGCGCGCGGTGACCTGGCTGGTCGTCAACCGCGAGACCGGGATCGTCGTCTCGCGCTGGCTGGAGCCGGACGACGCCGTCGAGGACAAGGAGCGGCGAGACGCGATGTACGCCTACGTCGAGCCGGTCTCGCTGCTGGACGTGCTCTACGAGGCCGTCGGGGAGACCGACGAGGAGGGCGCCAGGTGAAGACCTCGAAGAAGTTTCACCTGGCGCCCGAGGCGCGCGACGAGTTGCAGACGGTGCTCGACGCGGAGGCGCGGCGACTACTGGCCGCGACCCTTGACCGTGACGCGCCCCGGCCCGCGCCCCGGCGCGACCGTCGCCCGCGCCACGACCGCGCGAATCACTCCGCGCTTGCCGTCGAAGCTGAGGCGATCCCAGTCGGCCGCCGTCGTGACCGTCACGTCCGGCGAGGTCAGGGAGACTAGGCGCGCGTGCTCTGCCGCCGCCTGATCCCGCTTCGCCTGCAGGTCGTCCAGGGTCTCTTTGGTCGCCTGCTCGCCGCCGAGACCGGCCAGCGAGCGGATCGCGTTGCTGAGCCGTGCCTCTGCGTCGGCCTCGGCCAGACGAGCGGCCTCCAGTTCGGCCTTCGCCGAGGCCCGACCGACGACCGCGCCCGAGAGGCGGATCGCCTCCTCGCTGACGATCTGCTCGGCGACGTCGCAGGAGACCATCGGCTGCGCCTCGCAGAGCCGGTCGCCGCAGCGGTAGTAGGCGTACCGCTTGCCGTTCGTGTGGTCGCGCGCGTCTACGGTCATGCGCGCGCCGCAGCTGCCGCAGACCAGGACGCCCAGCCGCGCGAGCAGACGTGGCGAGCGCGCCTGGCGCCCGCGCGGCGCCCGCGAGGAGTTGAGCCGCCGGTAGGTGGCGTGGTCGATCAGCGGCTCGGCGATCGCGTGCAGGTTCGGGGTGAACTCGCCGAAATGGATCTCCCCGACCAGCAGCTTGGAGGCGAAGGTGCGCTGGACGCGAGCGGGCGTCATCGGGATCCCGCGCTCGGTCAGCCAGCGGGCCAGCTGCGTGTAGGAGGCGGCGGGCGTCGCCAGCCGCATCGCGATCGCCTCGCGCAGCAGCTTCGCCTTCGGCGGGTCGAGTTCGAGCGTCCCGTCCTCGCGCCGCCGGTAGGCGGCGGTGATGCGTGGGAAGGGCGGGACGCCCTTGTCGATGTTGCGCTGCTTCGAGACGGCCGTCCGCTCGGCGGTCGTCCGGGCGAAGTATTCGGCGAACGCGGCGTGCTGGGTCGAGGACAGCCAGCCGATGGCCGTCCCGTTCGAGATGTCGCCGAGGTCGAGGGTCACGACGTTGCCGCCCTTGGCTTCGACTCGGTCGAGCACTTCGTCCTTGACCTTCACCGAGCGGACGAAGCGGTCGAAGTAGGCGGCCATCAGCAGGTCGGCCCGTCCGGCCTCGACGTCGGCGACCGCCTGCTTGAGACCGTGCCTGCGGTCGAGCGGGCGGCGCCCGCTCACGTCCTCCTCGGTGTAGACCTCGACCAGATCGGCGCCTGCCCGCTCGCACTCAGCGCGCATGCGTTCGATCTGGTCGGGGACGCTCATGGAGCCGTCGTTGACGCGCGACTGGCGCGCGACCCCGACGACCCTGCGGCCTTCGATGGACGACGTCACCTAGATCGCCTCCTCGGCGAACGGCTCGGGCCGCTCGGTCGTGAAGACGGCGGGCAGTTCAAGCTCACCGGGCGATCCGGCAATGGCCGCGATCCCGTCGAGCAGGGCGTCGCTGTCGATCCCGTCGAACCCGTCGATGGACTCGGCGCGGAGGTGCTCGGTCTGACCGACCCAGTTCTCCCAGGCCTCGGGATCGGGCCAGAGGCCGAAGTAGGCCCAGCCCTCGCCCGCCTCGGGCGTGTTCGCGTCGCCGTTGGTAGCGAACAGGATCCGGTCGTCGGAGAAGACGACCTGCAGGCCGTCGCAGCCTCCCCCGGTCCCGATCACCTCGGCGACCGCGACGCTCGGGATCGCGAGGATTCGGTTGGTCAAGTCGTGGTGCTCGGTCATGCTGTCCTCCTTCGTCGTTGTTGTGGGAATAGTACCACATCGAGAGATCGACGGGTCGGTAAAACCACACTAGGGAGGCAGGCCGCGTGAAGCCGCCGCGCCACCTGCGTCCGCTGCCGACGCCCGAACAGCGCGAGCGCGACCGCCAGATCGCGCGCGCCATCGGGACCGTGCTGCTCGCCGGCGGCTGCGTGCTGGTGACCGTCGCCCTCCTACGCCTGGCGTGGCGGGTGCTCGGGTGAATGTCGGCTCGCTGTTCAGCGGCTGCGGCGGACTCGACCTCGGGCTGGAGCGGGCCGGGTTCGAGATCGCCTGGGCCTGCGAGTCCGACGCCGCCTGCCGCTCCGTCCTCGCCCGACACTGGCCCGACCTCGACGTCGCCGCAGACGTGCGTGAGCTCGACGCCGGAACTCCGCGCGTTGATCTGCTCGCTGGCGGCTTCCCTTGCCAGCCGGTCTCGCTCGCCGGACGCGGATACGCGCAGGCCGACGAGCGCTGGCTCTGGCCCGAGTTCGCCCGATGCGTTCGCCTACTTCGACCGCGAGCGGTCGTCGTGGAGAACGTGCCAGGCCTCGCTGCTCGCGGACTCGGAGACGTGCTCGCCGACCTGGCCGAAGCGCTTTACGACGCGCTCGTCTTTCGCCTACGCGCTGCCGACCTCGGCGCGCCCCACGGGCGCGAGCGCCTGTTCCTGGTTGCTACCGACGCCGAGCGCGGCCGAGTCGGAT